CTGCGTTTTGTTCAAGATGGTTGTTACACTTGGAAGCTTACCGGACGGGGTAACATAGAGACGTTGAGTTGCTCCCGTTTCTGCGTCGATAGCTTTGTAGGCATATGGCGTATGTATTTTCATTTAGTTTGCTTCCAATTCTATTATGATTTGGTTGTAACGACGACGTGCTCTGTTACGGTCCTCACGAGTAGTAAGGATAGCAGACGTGCGGTGAAAGTGCTCACGAGGAGTAAATCCTGTTTCTGCTTTGTAAATTACATCAGCTTTATCGCCAAGAGCCATTATTTTTTCATGTTGTTCGATGTTCATTTGATTTCCTATTTAGTTGTTAATAGTATTATGGCATAGTTGAAAGGGGATGTAAACCCCCTAAATCGCTTTTTCTCATAAATAGTATTGTAAACCTAGGGGAAATACTATGGGCAGGAATGAGAAATGCCTATCGTGGTATTTAAAATGGATTGCTTCCTTAATGCTGTTTGTAGGATTAACTATTCGCATTTTAGACCTTACTGGGGATTATCGATATTACGATCAAGGAATTACTCTAGTAGGCGCAGCACTTTGGGTTTACGTAGGCATGGTCTGGAAAGATAATTCCATCATGCTAGCGAACTTACCGTATGTCGTGATGCTGACTGGCTCATTAATAGCTGCAATGTTTTAATGAACCAGTCGAAGTAATCGCCTAAGCGGCAGTGGCCAATTCCACTGCCTTGTTAGCTGCTACCAACTTGCGGTTGCGGTTTTGGCCGTACCACTGGCTGTGCAAGCGGTTGTTAGCGTTGTTGCCATACATGTGATCGGTTACATATGTGACGGAGTTAAACGCGCTCCACCAAGAGCCTTGTGCGAATTCTGCACCTGGCTGAACTTCCAATGCATCGTAGCAAAGCTTAGCGTTGCGGGATAGATCTTCATACGCTTTCACGTTAGTTGTATCGCCTGTGCGAGTAGTAAGTGGGAACACAGTATTGTAGTATTCGATGAGTGCGTCTGCAGTAACTTTTTTGCCTGCAAGGAACTTACCCATTTCTTTGTACTCTGCGAATTTCTCGTGCGCGATGCCCATCTGCTCTTTTACCATATCGGGATTGAACTCTGCGCGGTGTCCAACAGCAACGCCATTCTTTGTTCCGTGGCTAAGTGCCATAGACAATGTGTTGTTGCAAACTACGCGGATAGGCGAGAACTGCACGTTGATTGATTTGCCGTATGTGTGAGGGTTGGAGAACAGCATGTAGCTATCTACACGGTCGTCGTTAACAACGTCGAATGACTCTTTGACTTTAGCCAATGCCCAAACGATCTTACCGTCGTTAAGTGAACCTGCAGTGTGCATTTCCATGTCACCCGCACGAACATACTCATCGAAGAATTCGAAAGCTGTTTCGTTCTGGCAAGGCTTCCAGTCTTTGCCTACGTTGGTTAGGACTTTGCCGTCTGTTTCGCGGATCAGTGTTTTCTGACCTGTTGGAAGGATTCTGTCGTTGAAGTGGACATAGCTGTCTGCTTCTACCACGCCCCAGTTACACCCGGCTTTTTCCATCATCTGGACTGGAGAAAGCTCGTTGCTTACTTTAGTACCAAGACCATGCCAAGGAAGTTCGCCCGCGTAAGCCATTGTTTCTACCATATGTGACATAATGTATATCCTTTCAAGATATGATGTTTTATTTATTAATAGTATTATGACATAGTGCACTTGGGATGTAAACCCCCTAAATAAAAAAAAGCTGATATAAATTAATATACCAGCTTTAAAATTATAAAGGTTTAGTTTATTACCAGTCGTCGCCTGGCGAGATAATGGCTGGAGCTACTCCATTAATCATATCCTGTTTAGTTCTTGCGATCTGTGCCCGAAGTAGATCTAGTTCCAAGCGGGCTTTATCCAACTGCAATTGCTGTGAAGCAACTTCGATATTGTATAGACGGTTGCAATCGATTTTTGGCGCTGCTTTTTTGCCAAGCTCGATGCGGTAAGAAACTCCGACTGTAGCACTGTCTGTAAGAGTGTCGAAGTTTGATGTAAATTCCATTGAACGTCCGGTTGATTCGTTTTGAGTACACCCGGAGTTATTGGCGGTGTTGATGCTATAGCTATTGGCGTTTGCTGCACTTGCCAATGAACTAACTAGAACGAGAGAAGCGATAAAGGTTTTCATGATGTAGTATCCTTTCAGGATGTATTAGTATTTAATGGTTGATGTAGTTATACCGTAAGTGGATAGGGATGTAAATCCCCTAAATCAATTATTATTCATTTACATCCTTTGGGCTGACTGCTTCTGCTTCGACGTATGCATCTGGAAGGTATACTGGGTTAATAATAAGACGTGAGCATACCCGACTAATCATATTTGCTGTTGTACCGTGTACGTCTATTTCTTTTAAAACGGAACATACGTATAATTTTCTCTGAGCACCTACTCTAAATTTAACTTTAACTTCAGCAACATTATCGGGGAATAGTTTATAGAAAGGCTTTTCAGCTTTCCAACCTTCTGCTGGTGTCCAATCTTTTTCAAACACTTGCATTTCGAAAACAGCGGGATGGGGATAGGTATTGAATAAGTCGTAAGTTTTAACAAAAGTTGATAGTGGGGCAAGTTCTGTTTCGAAACCGGGAGACATAGAATGCGCAGAAGCGAAAGAAGGTAGCAGAGCTAGGGCTAAGATAGCTGGGAATTTCATTATATATAATCCTTTATGGTTTGTTAAGATACTATACCCTATAACTTAGGGGAAGTAAATCCCCTAAGTTAATTATTTTAAGTGTTACTTACTGTGTGCAAGTAACGATGTGCTTGATGTTATAGCTAGTATTGCGCTCAAGGTAACCACGTGGATCAGTACCACGTGTGCCGTTAGTAGCGACCTGCACATACGCTTTTCCACCAACTTGGAAGTTAAGCTCTTGTGTGCCAGCAGCGCGCGGAACGGACGCGTCGATCTGCATGCCCGCGCCACCGCCGGTAAAGACTGTTGCGCCGCCAAAGCGGTTAAGGATAACCGATGCCAACGCGCCAGAAGTTTGGTTATCATAATCTGCGATCATTGTAACGCCATCGATATTGTCTGTTCCGGCTAGGTTACGAAGGACTGGATCGATTGCCATAGACACTGTTGATTGACCACGTACGAACAAACGAACGCTACCACGATCTCCGTTGGCGCCAACTGACTTGAACATGGCAGTTTTCTTACCGCCAACTACCACTGTACCGCTTTGAAGTTCGAAGCGACCGTCGATAGAGGCTGAAACGAATTCGCAAGAATTACCAAGGTCGCCGCCAGTTCGGGCAGTGACTGATGTTTGGCATGCCAACCCGTCAGCGCCAGTGCATGCTGAAGCTGTAGAACCCATCAGGGTAAATGGCAAAGCAGTTAGACCAGCGAGAACGATTGCAGAAATGCTTGGAACTGAGATAATGTTTTTCATAGTATAATTCCTTTCGGGAATTGTTGGGTTGATCATTATGATCTGGTTGATGATAAAAGTATTATGACATAGTAGAGATGGGATGTAAACCCCCTAAATAAATTATTATTAAATAAATTCATTCATTTTTACATTGCGATGATCAATGACGTGGTACTGAAGAAGTCCGTCATTGTTTTTAGCTGTGACCCAAACCATGGCATCATGGTCGGTGTTAAAATAAGCAGTTGATTTAACGCCGTTTTTTAGAACGGTTGTAGCTACGAACATCTTCATAATGTAATTCCTATTTGTTTAGTTATTAATAGTATTATGACATATTACGATTGGGATGTAAACCCCCTAATCGGATAAAAGTGGAACTATTTCTAGCTCCACTTTATTAGTATTAGTATTCGAATTTCATGCCGATTACAGCAGATGCACGATTAAAGTCTGCATCTGTGCCATAGCTGGCATATGCAGTAGATGTAAGCGCGCCTTTGCCCATTGGGTATTCAGCAGTAAGCGTTACGCCCTGGAAAAGCTCTTCGTCTAGTGCACGAAGGTTAATTTCAGTTTCTGCAGTAAATTCAAAGCCGCCTACGTCATAGCCTACGTATGGGGAAGCTGTTGCCAACCATTCTCCGCCAACTGCGTCATAATGCACGTCAGCTTTGGCGCCAGCGTTCAAGCCAGATGTACCAATTGGTGCTGCGAATGCAGCTGTTGCAGTAAATCCAAGAGCAGCGCAAATTGCTGCGATCGATGTAAAGTTTTTCATATTAGTTCCTATTAATCCGTTACAAGTGTAAGGTGTGTTTGAGGTGGGGTAGTGAACGTATTTATCGTCATAGTATCGGTATCTCTACCGAGTAGGTTATCCATAAAGCTGCGCACGTTAATGATTAGATCATCCTGGGTGCCGTTGTTATCGATAGTATAGTCTGCCATCCACTGCTTAAGACTGTTGCTTGATTCGTCTTCGGGTGGTAGATGATCGGACCGGTCGACCCATACACAGAGATCGAAGATGCCTGCGTTACGGATAGCGTGGAACTCGCGCTTGTTGCGAAGTCCGCAATAGATATCAGACTCTTCGAATATTTCACGGCCGAGTCGCGTAGGATCCATATCACAGTATTCTGAGATAAGGTCATACCATTCTTTACGATGATTAGAACGATCTTCGAAGCAAGCTTCTGGTGTTTCATAATCATATTTATCTTTGAGTGCCGGGAAGATTACGTTCTCGTTTGCAAATTCTGAAGAGCTGCGATACGTAAGACCGTAGTGGGTACGCATAAGATCTGCCACAGTATCTTTACCGTGACGACCATATCCAATAATTAAAATGCGTGGGTTATCCAAATCAAGGTCATCGGCAGTTGTAGTCATATTAGTTCCAATCTCCGTTCCATGTGTAAAATAAGTGATCGCCAATACGATCGGTGAGTGTCATAGACTTATGCTTTGCCCAACGTGGCTTAACATAGTCTGCGTGATAAAAGGTAGAATCACCAACGATGTTAGGTTCTACGCCATTATATACTTTAGAAGCAATATCAAGGATATCAGTGTAAGCTTCTGTATTCGCTGGACGATCGGATTTACCATCGTGTGTCCATGAGAATTGATTGGGTTGCCATACAACGTTACATACTGATGTAGGCCAATTCGAATGTTGCGAGCGATTTAAAGTAACCTGTGCAACTGCTACTTGACCTTCACGTGTTTGGCTACGTGCTTCGAAATAGATGTTTGTAGCCAGACATGATATTTCTTTGCTGCTGTCTCTTAGCTTAGGGCGAAGAGAACTAGTAAGACCAGTCGAAGGTAGGTCGATCTTATGTTGTGCACTAAGCTCTGTCGTGCTAATGGTTACGAGTGTTGCAAGAACTGCAGCATTTCCAACGATTGCCAATTTAGTAGATAATTTCATAATGTATATCCTGTGATGATGTTATTACTATACACCATGTGAATAAGGATGTAAACCCCCTAATATGATTTAATTCCATTACACCAGTTTGCTGCTGCACTTTTTGCATAGGCAAGGGAGCGACTAGCGTATTCTTCGGTTCTCATTAGCTTTTCACTATCGTTGTAGAATTCCACAAAGGGAATTTCTTCTTTAAAGTTAAAGCAGACAACGCAATAAGCGCCTTCTACTACATCGGAGTGGTATTTGCCAAGAGACTTGATCATTTCGAAACGAACTCCTCGGTCATAGGGAAGATATAAGCAATCTCTCTTGCAATGTCACGAGCTAATTCAATGTGCTCTAGTTGGGTGCCGTTACCCGTGCGAAGCTCGATGTAATGGATCCAAGAGCGTAGGGTAGCATTGGCAAACAAGCGGGATACGGTATTACCTTCGGGCAGTACTACACGTGCTTGCTCTTTGGCAATGCCATTCTCGATAGCCCAGTTATATGCCATTTTGGCTTCGTAAATAATCTGCGACTGCTTAAAATGCCATGCCCGGGATAATTCTTCATCAGAATTAGCAATAGAGTTCTGGCGGTTCTTTGTATCCTGTAGTCGGGCTTCACGAATGACAAAAGATGTTTCCATGTCCTGTGGATCTGCGTAGCGCTGACTAAACTCTTGGAAAGACATAGACCTATGGCGAAGCAACTGACGTGCAATATCGCGGGTAGTTTCAATACCAAGGGTGCAGCTTACCATCTCAAGCGGTGACCAATGCTTATGCTTAATCAGATAACGAATAAGCTTATCTGCAGTTTTGGTATTCATTTCATTTGCGGGATTAGATACTCGTGCGCAATAACTAATTAAGTTCTGTACACTATCTATTCCTTCGCGCTCAAGCTGTGCAGAAGCCTGTGGCTTAACGATTGTCCATACTTTCATATTCTTACTCCATTTTAAAGTCTTTGAACCGCTGTGCGGTATTGGTCTGATCGAATGTCGGGGTATCGTCCATAAGAGTTTGTTCGGATTCATCTACATCGAACAATCGCATCTTAGATCTATCTATACCAACCACAAAGCGTTTATCTGAGCTTACGTCGTTATAGCGATTTTTAAGCTGCTTAATTGCTAATTGACCTTGTTGCTCCAATTCTTCAGTAGACACCAAAGCAATCATTAAGTCGGCGGTAGCGGGTAATCCAAAAGACTCGGACGTATCTTCAAGCCCAACATCCGAGTTACCATAACCAGAACGCGTCGTCTGCGTTGCAGTCCAGATCGGTAAGTCGAATTCGACTGCGAGCCCACGAAGCTCTTCGGCAATAGATTTAATGTAGGTATACGAATTGGTTTGTCCTCCCATTTTCATACGTGATGATGCACAGATATTAAGATAGTCAATATAGATAATATCAGGCTTAAATGATTTCTTTAGCTTTAATTCGTTTAGCAATGCCCGAAAGTGATTGGCATTTGCTTGACCAGTAGGATATTCTTTTACGATTAGATTACCTTGGGTCTGACGTTTAATACGTGCAATCTTTTCAGAGAACATATCTTTGCTAAGATTCTCAAGCTGGTCGATAGGCACATCCATTAGGTTAGCATCGATACGCTCTGAGATACGTTCTTCGCTCATCTCTGCAGTAATATATAGAACGTTTAGACCAGCGGAGATGTTTGCGGCTGCAAGGTGACACATGAATAAGGATTTACCCACGCCCGTGCCCGCGAGAGCGACGTTTAGTGTCTTATTGGGAACACCACCTTTTGTAGCACGATTAAGTATTTCCAGATCGAATGGGACACGTTGTTCTTCGGTGTGGTAGAATTCGAAACGCTCCATAGCATTTTCAAGGTAGTCGTGACCAATATTCGTGTCAAACGAAACGGATAGTGCAGTGCTTAGGATATCGGGTAAGGCATTCTTTGTAAGTGTTTCATGCTTACCGTCGATAATAGCAATGCCTTCCATAATAGCATTAAAGACCGCTTTGTCCTGGCACCATTTCTCAGTAGCATCCAACAGCCATTCGTCGTCGACTTTTTCTTCTGCAAAGATAGTAGGCATAATTTCCATTGCATAAGCATATTGGTCGTCGGAAAGATTGGCTTCGTCTACTGCGATCTTAAAAGGTTCTGCTGTAGGTAGGCGATTATATACCGCAACATACTTACCAATTTCAATGTAAAGCTTCCGGTATACACCTTCGAAGTATTCAGGCTTAATAAAAGGAAGCGCTTTACGAGTAAACTTTTCGTTGGTGAGCAGGTTGCGTAATACAACCTGCTCGATGTTAATTCCACTTGGATTCATTAGGTTGGTTCCTTTATTGCGTCGTGCAGAATTCCCTTCAGAACTTGGCCTGCTGCTTTCTGCAGGTCTTCGTCTTCGACACTAATATCAAGAGGGGATGAATGCAAGTCTATGTTAAAATGCAAGTTGCCGTTATCTTTTAATTCGATAGCACCAAACTGGATTACCGACTCCGTGAAGTCGCCTGACAGGAATCGCACCTGCCAAGCATCGTCACCATTCGGAATAAATTCATAATCTTTATTCTCGACCAGCATTTATTCCTCCATAACAATAGCATCATTGTCAACCAAAGAGTCGGAGCCAATGCTATATTGTTTTTGCAAGAAGTCTTTGAAGTCTGTGTCCTTGAAGATTGGGTCCCAGAATTCATCTGTAAGAGTTTCTTTGGCACGGAACTTAGGATCTACCAATTCGCCCGTTTCTTGATCGATCCGGCAATACCAACCATTCGAAGGTTTACCAGCATAGTTGCCTGCGAGTGCTACATCCAATAGACCGGATAGCTTTTCTACGCCGCCTTCCCACGATACGGAGATCGGGATCTTAGACTTTTCTTTTACGAAGCGAGACTTTTCGATGTTAATAACAAAGTGGTAGCCTTTGATCTCAGTGCCAACTTTATCCTGCTGACGCCCAATAATCCAGATGTTATCTGCAGAGTAGTAAATGCCTGTGCCACCGGATACGATAGCCTT